CAACTGCTGGTGCTGGTTCTATACATTTCAAGGCTCTACTCAATGAGTTGAACCTAAAGAAATCATTCCAGCCAGATATCATCTTTGTGGACTACCTCAACATCTGTATGTCTTCACGCATCAAGCCGGGTTCAAATGTGAATAGCTACACCTATGTGAAAGCCATTGCAGAAGAGCTTCGTGGTTTGGCCGTAGAGTTTGAAGTTCCATTGGTATCTGCAACACAGACTACCAGAAGCGGTTATACTTCTTCCGATATTGGTCTTGAAGATACTTCGGAATCATTTGGTCTGCCAGCTACAGCCGACTTCATGTTTGCCTTGATTTCTACTGAAGAGTTGGAACAGCTAGGCCAGCTAATGGTGAAGCAGTTGAAGAACCGCTATAATGATCCAACAGCCAACAAAAGATTTGTTGTGGGTATTGACAGATCGAAGATGAAGTTGTATGATGTAGAGAACTCTGCTCAGGATGACATTATCGATAGTGGGCAAACTAAACAGATCACAATGAATAAGCCTGATGATAGGAAGAACAAGTTCAAAGGATTCAAGGTATGATAATCGATGAAACAGAAGTTGAGATAAAAAAGTTCAAGATGTTTGCCGAGAAGGCCAACAGCGAAAAGCAGATCATTGACTTGTGTAAGAAGTACCTTAAGCATAAGGGAATCGACACTGATGCTCCTCTTGTTAATCATTTCAAGCCACAGGAGCCGCAAAGGATCTATGTCGGTATGAATGATATCACATCTGTATATGGTCAGATATCAGTGGATGGATTGGACGTATCTGATTATGGCGAGAAGATGACACACTCCAGAAAATATGTGATAGATAAGATTCTCTATGAGATAGTCAAAAACGATATGATTCTCTTTGAGACATATAAAGATATGCCAAGCTATCAAACAATCTTAAGAGGCAAACTTAACGTGTGGAAAGAACCTAATGTCAAACGATAAGATTGAAGTTAGATTAAAGCATCAAGAGATAGACATTTCTGATCCTTCGAAGTTGACAGAAAAAGATTTCGCCGTGCTTTGGATGCAAGATTGTTTCCGCTGGCATGATAGGCTTTTGACTGGAGAAAAGTGTCACTATTGCCCAGATTGGGATTATCTGCCGATAGATGAGACTTGTATGGAAATTGAAGCTTGCACTTGTAATTGGGGAGAAAAGCATGAGTAACTACCACGTCATTCCTTTGGAGACCGAAGACAACGATTTCATCTGGGCCGTCATGGAGAACCAGACGCAACAGTTGATCACCGCCTTTGCATTTGAGGATGAGGCAAAGAAGTATACCAAGTTTCTTAACCGAGGTGGTGCATTCGATGGTTTCACTCCGTCATTTATTCTACAGGAAGTTGCATATCTACTGGACGTAAACCAAGAGTTCTCCAGCTACATCTCAGAATAGGAAATCGGCCCGGATCGTTTTGGAGAGCGTTTCCTAGAGGGGTTGATACTGACCTACCCTAGACTGGAGACGCTCTCCACGCGCGTCCGGGCGTATCCACAAATCCTCAATAAAATCAATGGCTTAGCATCCTAATGAAATCAATGGTTTAGCTCATGCGCTGGACGCAGGCCAGCTATGCAAAATCTCACATTGAAAACAGGGGGTTCGACACTATATCCAGTACATGAGAGAGAAAAGCACGATAGGTCGTCTAATCGCTTGGTTTAAGATTCGGTTCGTTTTCACTACCGAACAACTAGAAGATGCAATATATCTGATCGACCGAGTTGACCGGGCCCGCTTGAATGATGAAAATCTTTGGGAACAGACACAACTTGCGCGCGAATACATTCTCAAGGAACTAACTCGGCGTGGTAAGTGACATGCGCCGGCTGCATAGCAGGGCCGCGTTTGCCGCTCTTGATAATCTGATAGACCGACACTATATCCAGTCCATGAGAGAGATTGACATGACCAATTCTACCTGCCTTATCGCTTCGCTTCATATTGCTGAGGAGTCGCTTGATGCGGCTATTGAAGCGAAAGAGTGGTACAATGCTTCTCGTTGGCGGTCGATTATTGAGACCCAGCGTGGTGAGTTGGAACTGACTTTGCGGATGGAAGATCCGTGTACTACCATGGCCGATGTTCGGTACTTTGAGGGCTTCAAATATGTCTAAGGTCTACATTCTCCTTGAGAAGGATCTGGCTACAGAATATGTCCGCGTTGAAGGTGTCTATGCTACACTAAAAAATGCGGAAGACAGCATGTCGTTCCTCATGGACTTCAATGAGGAAGAGAAGTCTTATAAAATTGAAGAAATTGAGGTAAAGCCCTAATGTATCGTTTCCTGCTCGGCATGGTTCTTGGCGCCTCTGCGGCGACTGGACTTGGACTTCAGATTGTGATGACCACAATCGGCCTCGCCTTGATGGTATGGGGCTTCTATGCAATGTATATGAATGGAGAGCTTGAATAATGCCCTGTCGTGATTGGACGGTTGAGGACCGATATTCGGAAATCAGTAAAGAAAAGGCTATGCTCCGTGCTTCGCTTTGTGCGCTGATGACCGCGCTTGAGACGGATGATGCAGCCTTCGGTGCAATTCTGAAAAAGATTGACTGGAAGGAAGCAGGCGTAACGAAGCGCGAATTGCTTATGTGGTGGGAAGACCACAAGGAGCAGGACCGTGTTCGTAAGGTCCGTGAGACCAAGGAAGCGGCCGAGAAAAAGCTACGTGCTGAGGCGCTGGCCAAGCTGACGCCTGAAGAGAAGAAGGTTCTAGGGATCAAGTAGATGAAAATCGATATCAGAGGCAAGACCAAGACCTTATGTAAGGCCGAAATCAAGTTCGCAACCGCGTTCTTCGCCAATTACATTATGGGCGAAAAGCTGGCCAAGGGACTTGATATCGATATTGTTTTTGAAGATCAGGGTAAGATGGCCGAGGGTCATTGCAATCCCTTGACCGCTGAAAAGAACCCTCGTATGTTTGAGATTGGTATCAATCCCAATATGTCGCGCCGCAAGATGCTCCAGTGTCTTGCCCATGAGATGGTGCATGTGAAGCAGTACGCGCGCGGAGAATTATCTTGTGCCTGGTCCACAGCCTTGTTTAATGGTAAGGTGTATAAGCTCACTTCTTCCTTTGAGGATTACCTGAACTGGCCGTGGGAGATTGAGGCTTATGGTCGTGACCGTGCGCTATACCTGTTCTATCAGGTGATGGTGAAGACTGAAAAGATCAAGTTCAAGAATGGCTTTCTATATATTGCTGGAAAGCGTATGATCATTCCGAAGAAGGGAAAGTAAAATGATTAATCTGTTGAAGCTTGTTTCGTTTGTCATTTGGGTGTTTGGTATCGTACTGGCCAAGGGTTTCTGGTCTACGTTCTTTGCGGTCATCTTTCCGCTGTGGGCGTGGTATCTAGCCATTGAGTTCCTTGCAACTAAGTATCTGGGAGTCTAACATGAGTAAGATTGCATCCAGTTGCGAAAACTGTATCTTTTCCAAGGCTCGGATGGGCACTATGGAAAAGCCGGAGGCGCCGAAGCCTGAACAGCGTAAGTTCCTTTGGTGGACTTATACCAAGCAACCTGATTATTGGGATAACCTTGCATATCAAATGCATGTGGCCCAGTATAACCGCTGGATCAATAGCCGGTGGTGCAATCGATTCCCGGATAGCATCCTCAAGCATAAGAATGACATTTGCGGCGAATATAAGCCTACTTGACAAATCGAGTCCTATTTGCTAGGATATACTCATGATGACGAAACAACGGAATATTCAAGTCGGTGACCTGGTTCACGTTCGTACAGAATACAAGTACGGCGCAATCCATAATCGTAGCATCAAGTCTGGAAGGGTAATTAAAAGTGAGCGACATGATCCCAAGGGCACTTTTCGCCTGTACACTGGTAACCCTCAGTATCCCATTTCTCTTATCGCATTTGAACGGGTCACTGGCCTTAAGCTACGCGAGGTCGCATAATGCTTGAGACTGTTATTCATAAGTACGGGCCGTTGGGTTTTGACTTGACCGAGATTGAAGGTCGTCCTACTCATGTTGGTGTCCAGAGTGGTCAAATCTATGTGTGGACTATCAAGAACTATAAGGGTGAAAACACAAAGCGTAATGTCCGATTGTATGCTACTGGTGAGCCGTTTGACGGACTGGTAGTGGGTAGTGTCGTGACGCCTCACGGATTGGTTTGGCATGTTGTGGAGGATTCTAATGGTTAGGTCTTATGATGTAGATTTTTCTGTGGTTGACAACCGCGCTGGTTTCATGCTATATTGTTTTGAAGATGATGATTGCGTGTGGGAACAGTTCTTTCTTGATTCGGATGAGGCTCACGCAATGGGTCACAGATTTTTGGACGGATTGTACGTTAAGGGTTATCCAATTGAAGAACTGGTATGAAGCACCCGACAATCAATATATGTTTACACTATTCGCGCTTCTTGCGATTGGTATTATTGTGTTGATTGTTGTATAAATAGAGTTTACATGGCCACTTAGCCGAGGTCGGCTTCTACCCGACTATTCGTAACTGGAGCTGAAAATGGGGGTTCGAATCCCTCAGTGGTCGCCAATTATGCGGGCGTGGCGTAATGGTGAGCCGCGGCAGACTTAAAATTTGCTACAATAGAAACGTTGTGGGTTCGAGTCCCACCGCCCGCACCAAAATAGAGAGAGAAACATGGGTAAAGCACCGAAGACTAAGGAAAAAGTGGCAGAGAAGGTAGAAGTCAGTGCGTTTGAAACTGTCTCCGAATTTGTATCTAATGACAATTCGTTGAAGGCGGTTGTTCGTCGCAACAAGTCCGACTCTCTTTATGAGGTGGTGTTCTATAAGAACAAGAAGATTGTAGCCACGGAATCTTATGCGTTCCATACTCTCCGCTATCATGAAGATGCGGCCGAAAACTATGTGAACGGTATAAAAAAGCTTGAAGGTTAAATACCCAAAGTGTAAGATGACGTTCAACAAAGAGACCTATATAAAGGCACTTTTAGAATGTCACGACTGGGCATGTGGATTAAAACAATCAACGGTAAAGAAATAATGGAAGTGAGACTAAGAGTCAGAGAGGCCTTATAAACCTTTTGCGCCAGATTAGCGCCTTTGAGGTGGAGCGTTACCACCCACTTCCACCATTGTAGCAATAAAATGATAGATGTAAATGAATACATAAAAAGACCGCTTGATGAAAGACAATCTCATCTAAATCTAGATGAATCATGTCTTGAAAGAGGAGGTATGTCTTCATACTTCAAAGGTTTGATGGCACACATTCTTGATACTACGATTCCTTCTGGTATGAAAATACACGTTTGCCATGCTTGTGGAAATGAGAAATGTAGCAATCCGAATCACCTTTATTTTGGTTCACCAAAAGAAAATGCTCAAGATAGCATAAAACACGGCACTATGGTAAATGCTTGGCAAGCAAAAGTTGATAAGTATGGTTATGAAAAAGCTCTCTCTATGATGAGAGAGCATCAAAAAAGAGTTTGTGGTAAAGGAACATTCTACATAAATGATGGAACAAAAATAAAAAGACTGAAGATTGGCGAAGAAATTCCCAATGGATGGTCAAAAGGTAGAATCAAAAAGAAATAACGCCCTCGTAGCCCAACTGGCAGAGGCAGCAGATTCAAACCCTGCTCAGTGTAGGTTCAACTCCTACCGGGGGCACCAAAAAAGTTGAAAAAAAGATTGACTTCTACCCATTCCTGTGGTAGAATGTGTACTAAATAGAAACATAGAAAATTGTAAGGTAAAAATGTCCCAAGGACATCCGACATGTAAGTTCGAAAATATTGATAGCCAGCCAGCAGGTCGCTGGGCTGGAGACGGGGGCACTGTATTCTAAGAGTAGATTCTTAGACCATACGGTAAAAAACGCCCCCGGTGAGGAAACTCTCCGGGGTTTTTGTTGGCCCACACAGATTCCAAGCTATGCGTCCAGAACATAGCAGCTATGATAAAAAAAGTGGTTGACTTTCAGGATCAGTCCTGTTATTATCCACTCACGATAAAGAAACGAGAGTTACCCAGCCGCGCGGGTAGTAAGATGCGGTCGCTGATTTACATTGTAAAGTTCCTAAGTTTTACCACTTTTTGGTATAAAAGTGGCGCACCGAGTAGCGAAATATCCGGTGAGGTTCCTTGACTCGGCAAGCCCTCACATAATTCTTGTTTCGTCAGTAGTCACTAGCAGTGGCCACTAGCGAAAAAATCTGATTGGTGTATTGGAAGCACGGCGCTTTTATATAGCGCAGGAAAGAGTTCGATTCTCTTATCGTGATTGTGACTGCTGACGAAACAAGAATACATTCGGTCGTAGGAGAATTGGTAAACCCAGCGGACTGTTAATCCGCCGTCGAAAGACAATGCAGGTTCGATGCCTGCCGACCGAGCCAATAATGCGGGTATAACTCAGGGGTAGAGTGTCAGCCTTCATGTTTACTAAATACATGTGGAGACAACACATGTATTACACTGTATACAAAACAACAAACAACATCAATGGTAGATTCTATATCGGAAAACATAAGACCAAAAACATCAATGATGGTTATATGGGATCGGGTAAACTACTGAGACAAGCAATAGAAAAGTATGGTAAACATAACTTCACAAAAGAAGTTCTCTTTACGTTCGACAATGAAGAAGACATGAACAAGAAAGAAAAAGAACTTGTAATCTTGTCTGAAATGTCATACAATCTGTGTGAAGGTGGTAACGGAGGATTTGATTACATCAATCGTTCTGAGATACCAAAGTTTAAGGGTAAGAAGCACACCGAAGAATCTAAGTTTAAGATGGGACATTCCGGCAATGACTATCGCAAAGGTAAGAAGTTAACAGAAGAGCATAAGAAAGCCATAAGCAGCAAGAACAGCAAGGCTCTTCGTGGTAAACCCAAAAGTGAAGAACATAAAAGAAAGATACGAGAAGCTATCTTAAGAAAACGCGGGATTGGTATATAGATTGTGCCTTAGCCTTCCAAGCTAATGAAACGAGTTTGAGTCTCGTATCCCGCTCCAATATTTGTCGTTCGTCTAGTAGAGGCTAGGACACCACCACGTATGGCGGGTGGAAACATGGGGGCAGATCCCATACGACAGATTTTATATGCGCCCTTAGCTCAGTGGTCAGAGCAACGGTCTCTTAAACCGAAGGTCGTGAGTTCAAATCTCACAGGGCACACCAATCAAAGGTCCTATTGCCGTCAGGGAAGGCCCCGGACTGTCTATCCGGGAAGGCGGGTTCGAGTCCCGTTAGGATCGCCAATAACAGTGTATGGGAAAGTCTGGTTAATCCGCCTGCCTTGGGAGCAGGAGACCGAAGGTTCGAATCCTTCTACACTGAATCGAAGTCCTCTGTATTATAAATAATCGGTGACGAGTTTATATACAGAGGACTTCCTACCTAATGTTCTACACAATCTATAAAACAACCAACACCATAAACGGTAAGTTCTACATCGGTAAACACCAAACAAAAAATCTGGATGATGGATATCTTGGTTCAGGCCGAATACTGAAAAAAGCAATAGAAAAATATGGAACAGACAACTTCCATAAAGAAATACTCTATATCTGTGAAACTGAAAAACAAATGAATGTCCTTGAAAAGATTCTTGTAGTTCCTGATATAGAAATAAACTATAATCTTACTAAAGGTGGCAACGGAAGTTTTTTCTATGCGAACAAAGTATGCACACCAGAAGACAAAAAAATTCACGAAAACAGACAAATATTTTTAGATAGACTCAAAAGTGATAAGTCATTCAAAGATGCTTGGATAGAGTCTTGTAAGAAAGCAGCAATCAAGTCTGCACCAAAAAACAGTGCAACTAACAAAAAACGATTTGCTGCCGGCGCTGAAAACGGCTTCAAAGGCAAGAGTCATAACGACACTGCAAAACAAATGATTGCTAAAGGTGCCGCAAAACGAGTTGGTAATAACAACGGTTCATACGGTACCTGTTGGATAACAAACGGCATTGAGAATAAGAAGATTAAGAAAGAAGAACTTGACTTCTGGACTGAGTTGGGTTATAATAAAGGCAGAATTAGAATGTAGTGTGGGTAGTGGGCCAACTGTAAAATGGAAACCCCGATTAGCGACTCGCGGAAAAATACATTACATTCTAACCAGTGGATAAGTTGTGGGTATACTCCTTTAGGAACCCTCACCTATTATGTCCTCGTAGTGTAATGGTAGCACAGGAAGACCGAGACGCCCGAAAGGCGGGGTAGGCATCAAGATGCCAAGACGAGCGTTCGATTCGCTCAGGGGACGACTATATCAGTGTAGTGTAATGGTAGCACGGCAGCCTCCAAAACTGCTTGTCAGGGTTCAAATCCTTGCACTGGTGCCAATTCATGTCGGTATCTCGCGTACAAAGATGAGACTAAGGTAGTGTGGATAATCACGCGCCGACACCAAGTTATCCAGCGTTCTAGACAAGCTGGAGAGGCCTTGACCAAGTAACATGAGGGGAATGTGGATAACGCAGGATTGCTTACCTCTTTAGCGCAATGGGCTAAACCTGCGGGGCGTACGGAATAAGACTAGCAGTTTGGCGTCTGCTGAACCTCTCATCACATTGGAAACACGCCGGAAACGTAAGGGTGATGAGAGTAAACAAAACGCTGCTTGACAATCTAAGTTGCCTCGTCTATAATATAACAACAATCAACGAGGAAGATAATGGGCAAACTTACACGAAAGCAGATTGAAGCTTTGCAGAACGATTTCATCAAAGCTGGTATTATGCGTGATCCTAATTCGTATAGTGCTGAAGAGTTGAAGGAATTGTGCCCGAATGTTCCACACTGGTTCATTGACGATCATGTGGCCGTTCGTGATGGCAAGAAAGCTAAGAGTGATTATGATCGATATCAAATCGATTTGAACAAACTTTGAGTTAAAGGGCTTGTAGTATAATGGGTATTATCTCCCGCTTGCACCGGGAGGAATAGGGTTCGATTCCCTACAGGTCCACCAAATTATGGGTAGTGCTAATAAGGACAGGCTGGTGCCGTCGTCGCGCTGTAAACGCGATCCCTTTGGGCAAGAGGTTCAATTCCGTCCACTACCCACCAAATGTGCCACGGGACACGTTGAAAGAACGTTGAAGTGCGACTCGGCATGGAGTTCAATCTTCCCCTGTGCCCTCCCGATAAAGGTGTGAGAACCTGGTTTCGTCGCACGGAGGGGCGCTCACCCGCTTGAGCAGGAAACGTGCTGATACCACGATGCGGAAATATTCACTGGCTTGTAGCTCAATGGTAGAGTAGGCGCTTTTACTAAATAGATATACTATAGGAGATAGCTATGAGTAAAAAGCCCACAAAACACTGCGACAAATGCAGTCGTGATATAACTGTAAATAATTTTGATAGGCATACTGATGCGTGTGTTGGTCCCATAAAGAAGAAAATTAGAGGCGTTGATTTTGATCCTAATCATGGCTTTAAAACAGGCGAAAGGACTGCTTGGAATAAAGGAATAAAGATAGGGCCAAATAAAGCTTTCAGTGAACATTATGCTGAAATTAGAAGAGCCAGAGATACTACAGATTTCAAAAGTAGAAAAGCAATTCGCCTAAAAATTCTTGAAGAACAAAACTTCAAATGTAATAAATGTGGAAATGATAAGTGGTTAGATCAACCTCTAACACTAGAACTTGAACACAAAGACGGAATTAGAACAAATAATAACAGAGACAATCTGGAATGTTTATGTCCAAACTGCCACAGTCAAACTTCTACATGGCGCGGCAGAGATAGAAAAAGAAAATATACAGTAGCTTATCCAAGTGGTTGAAGGAGTGCGGCCGATAACCGTATGACGAAAGTCCGCGTTGGTTCAAATCCAACAGCTACTACCAATTATTCTCAGGAAGCAGAGAAGAGACTTAACACGAGTTTCTCGTTGGAGAATGCGCTCGGCGGAGAGAATTGCTGGTTCAAATCCAGCCCTGAGAACCAATTCAACATGAAGGTTATATCATGAATAAGTATGCTAAACTATTACTTGGTGTCGTTAGCGGTATCGCGTTTATCACAGCCGCACAAGAAGCCAAGGCCAATCCTATCACTGATACGATTGAGCGTATCGCGTGTGAATATCCTATCTTCAAGGTCTACCCTTTCAAGCCGCAAGATTGCGCTTTAGGGTCTGCTGCACCTCTTGAGGGTGGTGTACAAGATGACACTTCAGGTGGTGGATACACCTCTTAACGAATATTCGGGGATAGTTTAACGGTAGAATAGGGGCCTTTGAAGCCTTTGGTATTGGTTCGATGCCAGTTCCCCGAGCCAATCAATGTACCGGGAACGTAAAGTCAGGCTGGGCCGACAATGGGCTTTTAATCCATGCGTAAGGGGTTCGACTCCCTCCCGGTTCACCAATTATCCCGTGTTAGTGTAGCGGCCTAACATACCCGACTTTCAATCGTGGTGAGCGGAGGGTTCGAATCCCCCACACGGGACCAATTCAATGTGACCATAGCAAAACGGTTAATGCGCGGGACTGCAAATCCTTGAGGTGTCAGTTCGATTCTGACTGGTTACTCCAATTCTAAGACGTTGTTTCTTCTAAATAGCCGAAGGGAATAGGCCCTTAGGAGAAGACACAATGGAATTTCTAAACATGGGCTGGCTACCAGACCTGCCAGACTTTAGAGATTATGTATTCAGTGGATTGACAGCACCGGCGGCATTGCCTGCTGCTGTAGACTTGAGAAAGCAAGACGCGCCAATATACGACCAAGGTAAGCTTGGTTCATGCACAGGTAATGCTATCGCTTCTATGTTCCAATTTGTGAACAAGAAAACAAACAATGTAGACTTTGTTCCATCTCGTTTATTCATCTACTACAACGAGAGAAAGAAGATGGGCACAACCAATAGAGATTCGGGCGCCTATCTGCGTGATGGTATGAAGTCAATTGCCAAAAAGGGTGTCTGTAAAGAAACTCCAACATGGCCATATGATATCACAAAGTTCAAGCAAAAGCCGCCTCAGGCTGCTTATAATGAAGCTTTGAATTATCAGGCGATACGGTACCAAAGACTTGGTTCAAATATAACTACAATGAAGCAATGTCTGGCAGATGGATATCCTTTCGTGTTTGGTTTCACAACCTACGAAAGCTTCCGTAGCTCCGATGTAACTAAGACTGGTATTGTTCCTATGCCTAAGCCATCCGAGAAAACTCGCGGCGGTCACGCAGTTATGGCCATTGGTTATGACGATGATGCTAAGATGCTCATTGTTCGTAACTCGTGGGGTACAGGCTGGGGTGATAAGGGATACTTCTATATGCCTTATGACTTCGTCGGTAACACGAACTTCAGTGATGACTTCTGGACTCTTCGTCGAGTCGAGACTCACGACTAATAAGTCATCTCTTACCGTTGACCCGTGGTAAGAGTTAGACGCTAGCAGGCGTGTCAACGGGTCTCCAATTTAGGTGAAGATGTAGAAAGCGCTTGCCCGAAAGTCTTATAATGGAGTGGCGCCCAACCTAATCCAGTTTCAAGTCTCTGTAGGCCAATTGGTAGAGTCACTGCCTTGAGGTGGCAGATGTTGGAGGTTCGAATCCTCTCAGAGACACCAATTCATCAATGAGGTAATGATGACTATTAACAAACATGTTTTGCTAAGAACAAGAACGTTTGTGAAGATATATCCTCCTCATTGTATCGACATCGATAATTTACACTGGATTGCTGACCGTTCGAATGGCAGTGTCGAATACACTGACAATCGACAGACTCTTAAGGGTCAGACGATCTGGTATCAAAAACATCCCGAGTTAGTGTAGCGAGCAACATACCTGACTTTCAATCACGGAGATCAAGGGTTTGAATCCCTTACTCGGGACCAATCATGCACGTGTAGGCCAATTGGTAGAGTCACTGTCCTCAGAAGGCAGGTAGTGGTGGTTCGAGTCCACTCACGTGCACCAATATGCTTCTATCGACTATCGGTTAGGTCGCGAGACTCTCAATCTCGAAGGGCGGGTTCGACTCCCGCTAGAAGTACCAGTTTATGGGTTGGCGGCGAAGTGGAGTCGTCCCATCGACAAGCCCGGGAAGTGGTCGATGGTCCTTACGAGGTATGTGGTGAAAATCCATCCCAGCCCACCAAATTCATGCCGCATTAGTTCAATGGTAGAACGCAGGTTTGTGGAGCCTGTTACAGTAGTTCGATTCTACTATGCGGTACCATTCGCTGAAGTATTCGAGATAGCCGTGTCCGGCCGCCGGCGCGGATCCTTACTAAGGCACCTAGCTAGTGCTGGACTTAGGATTAAACGATACATTCGGCCGTACGTTATGCCGGGGTAACATTCGAATGGAGTCGCTCTCATGAGGCGACTTTCATCCCGGCACCAATTCATGCCGCCATCGTCTAATTGGACAGGACGCCAGCCTCTCAAGCTGGAAACGAGGGTTCGAAGCCTGCTGGCGGCACCAATTCATTGCTCTTTCGTCTAGCGGTAGGACGCCGGCCTCTGACTCCGGTAACTGTGGTTCGAATCCACGAAGAGCAGCCAATAATGCATCCGTATCCCCCTTGGCTACGAACCAGGAGAAAGGTAACTGGAAATGGGCAGCAATGCCTAATGCAGGTTCGAATCCTGTCGGGTGCTCCATCTATATACTAACAGTGGAGGCCGTAACCACTTTAAGAAATCGGAGCGAATTAATGGAAGGTTGGTAGAGTGGTCTATTGCGCTCGCCTTGAAAGCGAGAGGACCGAAAGGTTCCGTGGGTTCGAATCCTACACCTTCCGCCACTTTGGAAACGCAAATGAACGACACTGCGATAGTGACTTGTTTCTATACTGGCTTATACGGCAGCAAATACGGCGGCCGTTTAGGTAGAGAATCGCACTATCTACATTCATTAGCATCTCTCCTCAAAATAACAAACGCAGACTTTTTCATCTATTGTGATCCTGAACAGGAAGCCATGTTGAAAGAGTGTGTCGAACCACTCGCAAGAAGCCAAGTCACAATCGTACCACAAAGCTTAGAAGAGTTCTACATGAAAGACCTCTTCGATCAGTATAAAAACTTTACTGAAGCTGAATCGTCGCAACGCTGCCAAGAGATACAATATCTCAAGAGTTGTTGGATGAGTTACACCCAAAACTATGATTGGGTATTTTGGTTTGACATAGGCATTTCATATTCTGGTTTGTTACCAGATAAGTATATGTTGCCGAGAGATGATGATAGTATAGAATACTACAACTCAAGTCTGATATGCGATGAGTTGATTGAAGGTTTAAAAAGAACGGCCGATGACAAATTCTTGTTCATGGCCATAAACAATGTTTATCCTGCTACTTATCGGCTCTTTGTTGATAAGTATTATCCAAAACAATCCGATAGCAAAGACTATCATGTAATTGCTGGAATCTTGGGAGGCCGTAGAAACAAGGTCGAAAGGTTCCACAGTATGTTCAATGACCTCGCAATAGAGGTTACTGAACATTGTAAAGAAGTATATGACGAAGAATGCATCTATCAAATCCTTTGGGACTCAACACCAGAATTTTTCAATGTTGAAAAGTTTGAATGTTGGTGGCACGAAGACAATGCACATTCCATATACGAAGAAGACCATAGAATGATAGAGGTAATCAAATCTCTAAGATCATTCTATAAAGTGTTAGAGGATCTAATAGAAGCAGGTAAATAAAATGATTAGAAAGCAACTAGACCTAGACGAAGTAAGAGCATTTATCAATGCACAGTCACCTGAAACAAAGGTGTACCTAGGCGGCGACTCAGAACGCTTCCAGATCGATGGTGTCTGGTACGCCGATTACACAGTGGTTGCCGTTGTTCATAAGAATGGTAAAAATGGTTGTAGAGTATTTGGCGGGATTACACGCGAACGTGATTATGATCAGCAAAAAGATAAACCAAGAATGAGACTTATGAATGAAGTAATGAAGGTATGCCAACTCTATCAAGACCTTCATGATGTTCTGGAAGATCGTGAAGTTGAAATCCACCTGGATATCAACCCTAACAAGGAACACGGATCTTCATGCGTCATCAACGAAGCTATTGGCTACATTCGTGGTATGTGTAACATCGTACCTCTGGTCAAGCCAAATGCTTGGGCTGCATCTTACTGTGCTGACCGTTATAAGGACGCTATTCAGCACATTGAACACAAGAGAGACGTGGCATAAGATGAAATATGAAATGCATCCAACTCATAAATGGAGGTACTCAGATTCCTCCATTTATGATTCTGTTTGCGAGCTTTGTAATATCGCAGACATACATCCTGATGCTTCAGAACCCTGTTCTGAATGGGTAAAGAACTTGAAGCCCGGTGATTGGGGTTCTTGGTATAGTCCTAATAGATTAAGAACGATAAAAGACTGCGATATTGGAAAAGATTTGTCGGAAGAGACAAAACAGGCCCTAAAAGAGATTGACAATAACATCAGAAATGCTATAATGAATGCTCACAAGATATGGTGTGATTAAAGGAAGACATGGATAATGAATAAGTATCTCAAGATTGGTCTTTGTGTTTTTGCTTTTGCTGCTGGTTGGTTAGTTGCCGATTATGCAA